GTTGTATAGCATTTTGTTGTTCTTCTTTACCTTTTTGCTTACGTCTTATCTTAAGCATTTGGTTTGCTAATTTAAGATTTTTAATTTGTCTTAAATCAATAGCATCTTCTAAATCAATACCACCACTTTGTAAAGCAACCTGTATGTTTTGCTCTAATTGTTGTTGCTCTTCTTCATCTGGTTCTAATTCTAAGAATATACCAAAGTCATGAAGATTTAAATTGCTTATTTCTACTAACGTATTAACGTTGTAATTAGATATTGTATTAACTAAAGACTCAGCTGTTAATGGAAACTCTAATGCATCAGCTATTTTTAAAGCTATATTTTCTGCTATTCTTAAAGTTATATATAAACTTGCTTGCTTTATATGTCTTGTAGCAGTATTAGACGCGTTAGCAGCCATTTTCTGTAAACCTACTAAAGTTTGTTTATCAGGCGTGCTACCATCTCTAGCTTCATTAAGTCCCGTTACATCTCTTATCATTTGTAAGTAATACTGATAAGTTTGTATTAAACTTTGTATCTTACCTTGACCACTAGAACTACTAAGTTCTTGAATAGGTACTTTCCCTGCGTTTTGATCACCATCTTGAGTAAGTGATCTACCAACAATAGAACCTGTTTGGAAATACATGTTAAGAGCTTCTGCAGCATTGTAGTTTGTTCCATTACCTAAATCAACCTCGGCTAAACCATCCATATCTAAATAAACACCATCTGGTACCATTTTAGACATTACCTGTTGTAACTTTAAATGAGTTAACTGTATCATATCAGCAAAACCAATACACTTGCTTACAAGTGACTCTATCCTACCTTTGTACATTCTTGGTGCGCAAATAGAATAATTCATTTCTACTTTAGTAGTATCAGCAAGAGGTCTTGACATGTTTTCTGCTAACTCCCATTTTAATATTGTATCAGTCCCTAAAACTTTTGCTCCACTATATAATACCTCAATAGATCTAGACACTTTTTCAAAACTATCGTTTTCTGGAGGATTAAATGAATCGTCTTTTTCTAGAGCTTTTGTTAAACCTTGATCAGTTTGTTTTATTTTAAATACTTGGTTTGAATATGTTTTGTAATCAAAATACATAACTTGAACAGTATTCTCGTCATACCCAGCCCAACCAGTTAAAAATTGACGATTACCAGGCATTTTTTGTATACGTTCTAATTCGTCTTTGCTAATATCTGGAAACTCTTTTTTAAGTTCTGCTATAGTTATTGATTTAACTTCACCAACATAATATATATCTTCAAAGTTTGGATCTTCAGTATATGAATAAACCATATAAGCAGGATCTACATAGTCAACAGTAATTCCTTCTGCTGTATTAAAACTTGTTTTACTTGCAGCAACACCAATAACTGTTAAATCCATATTAAGTCTACGCTTAGTAAGATCAAACTTATTTTGAGCTAACACAGATGATATAGCTTCTTCTTCAGCTATTTCAATTGATTGCTTGTATGACAATTGCATGTGAAGTTCTAGTTCTTCTGGTGACTCGGGTAATTCTGAAGGATTAGTGCTCTGGTATAAGTCTATACCTAAAGTTTCTTTTAATCCATCAAGATACTCTTTAGCCATCATATCTTCTTGTATTTTAGAAGCATACTCTGTTCTAGCTTTAACAGATGCTGGATCTTGAGCGTAGGCTTTTATATCATAACTTTTTTGTGATATACCATTAACAACTATATCTACAAATTTAGATAATATAGGAACTGGCTGCCAGTCTAAATTAAGATAAGACAAATCGCCATTAATAGACAACTCATCTTTGTATTTTTGTACGCTTTGTTCTCCACGAGCGTATAATCTTAATTGGTGAAATTGATTCCAATTAGTTAAATATCTATTACCAGAAGTTCTTCCTGAACGAAACCACTCGTATTCAATAGCCATAGCAACTTGACTTCCATATTCAACACTTGCTTTTTCTGCATCACTCACTACTTGACTAGGGAAAGCGCTATTGGTATTAGTATATATATTCATTTAACTTATTATTTTTGATAAAGTTCCTTTATTGTCGTATCTTTTTATACCTAGATCAACTGGTTTTAATTCAATTTTATTAGAAGGTGCATATCTATGTTTGTTACAAGCCATTAAAGCTAGACCTGAACTAATAGAAGCATCATGAGTAGTTCTGTTGTTTATATCAAATTGAGCCCAATCTTCTAATGTTCTTTGAAAATACACGTCTCCGTAACCTGTTTCTTTTAACCCAACAAAATTCTCTATATATGTTTCTATAGCTGATGCGTGGGCTTGTTTTATATCTTCACTTGAATTTGGTATACCACCTATTTCTTTTTCTGTAACCGATAGTTTGTTCCTTTTCTTATCTGGCCTGTTCATTGCGAAACCTCTGTAACCTCTTCTTTTAAAATGATACAATAGTCTAGGTTTATTGTTCTCTGCAAGTATTGGCATACCGTAAAACACGCAAGCCATAAGTACATCTTCAAAAAATATCTCAGCAGTTTGAGGACGAGCGATATATTCTAAAAAGAAATGATTAGGTGGAACCTCTTCCATACTAAACTTAGTTAAACCATGTAAAGATCCATTAGAACCTCTTTTATCAACAGTACCTGATATATCATACGGATCACATCCAAACGCTCCACAGTGCTCGTTGCCTGGATAACTTGTTCCATTTTTTAAATATCTTTTGTTCTGTAAATTAAGCGGTGGAACCCATGTTATATAGAATCTTCCGTTTTTGTTTGGTGCAAATATTACTCTAGTATCTTTTTGTCCATTTTCCCATTGAAAATTTCCTTGAGTTAAAGAGATTGAATTTTTTAAATCTTCGTTAAAATCTATCTGTTGATAGATCTTAGTTAGATTAAATAAAGACATTTTAGATTCATCCCTAAAAGCGTGCTTTGTAGTACGTGGAAACTGTCTGTAAAATTCATTTAATCCATCTTGATCTTCCTTAAGACCTTCTACTTCATTATCCCAGTATTCAACAACCCCGATTTTGATTGGCGTTCCATGAGGTCCAAACACTGGTTTTTGTGGTGTGTCGAAGACAGGATAGCCATAAGAATCAATGTATCCCTCGTAATTCCATTCCATAGGAATGAACAAAGAATAGAGTCCTGAACGAGTTTGTCCATTTGCATTTCTTTTATTGACATTTGAGTCATCGTATAATTTTTTAAAGTTTCTACCACCTTTATCTAAAGCGTTTGATGTTGATCCCATCATACACTTTCCAATAATTCTTGATCCTAATCTAAGCGTGGTTTTTGTAACACGCCAGTTATTTAATATATTATTAGGTCTTTCCCATTTACCTGATTCGTCATGAACTAAAAGCTTTAGCTTTTCCCCATCATAAGCATTATCTCCAGTATTTTTCCAATCTATAGTTGTATCTAAACCTTCTAAATCCTCTGGTTTATCTGTAGAAGTAATAGAGCGTCTTGTAAATTTAGAAGCCGGTACACGATAAGCTAGTTCAGTTTTAGGACGATCCATACCGTCTTGTATTGGTTTAAAGAAAAAAGGATAGTTAACCGAAATAGGAACTACCTTGTCTGTAAACATTTTCTTTGCATCAGATCCAGATTTAGATAAAATACCAAAACGTGCATCAGTTGATATCGTGGCCATGTTAACACATTCACCAGACGCCATAAATGAAAATCCAGAACGTCTGTTTTTTAGGTAAGACATACCATAACATCTATTATCAGCTCGACAAGCTTCCCAAAATATAAAGAATAATCTATTTGATTCTCTAAAATCAGGTTGGCCTACGTCAATCTTTGACCATTGTAAATACATGTAATGAGTGCCAGTAAGGTAAGTAGGAGTATCTTTATTGATATACCAGAAACCTTCTTCACGGCGCTTGAACTCATTATCTATGTAATCATAGTATTTTTCTTTAAAGTCTTCTGGATATTCTCTCCAGTCGAACACTGTTTTTATTCTTTTTAATTCTTTAGGATAATCAAATAACGTCCATCTATTTTCTTTGAACTCATGAACTTCTTGAGCTTTAGGTAAAGCTATCTTAAGGTTTTGTATTTCGTATACTTCTCCGATTTCACCAGTTCTAGATATAACAACCATATCATGCTCGTCGTTGTATCCATACTCCCATTTTTTATACCTATTTATTCGTTTAAGAACTTTAGGTTTAATATGATCGGGTAATATCTTGTATAGTGTTTGCTTGTACATTATTTAGATCTTCCTTCAGCAAAGCCACGAAACGTAGTTTCTTTCTTAACTTCTTTTGGTTTATCCTCTAGCATACTCTTTTCCTCTTCAATTCTATTAAGAATTTCGAAAGCATCGAATATGGCTAATTTTTTTGTAGCAGCTGCATTTTTTAATCTATCAGCTGATATATCATCCGCAGTATCTACAATAGCTTCTTTAGCAACTTTAATAAGTTCCTCAACCGCTATGTGCCCAGCTTGGATTATACTCAACTTCGTTTCCTTCGTATTCATATTTTATAACAATATCATTTGATTTCATACAATATAGACGCTCTCCTTCAACTAAAAATTCCCATTCACCA